CGAGAAATAGAGTTGGGTATTCAAGATGATCCAACAGAAACAAAACAACCACAACCACAGCATAAGACACAAGAACGACGCCCTAGTAATCATACCGAAAATTTAGGAGAAAATAATATTTAATTATTAAAAAGTAAGATTGAACGGAAGAATTTTTCTGTAATGAACTTACAACATTATTCTCATAGAATTATATATTTTATTTTTTTCTTTATTTTTTTCTGTAATAGTTCTTATAATTACAAACATATATTTTCTTTTGATGCGTCGTACTTTTTTAAAATAATTAAATTAAAAATTAATCTTTAAAGAAATATTATCTTTATAAATAATAAGAATGAGTTTAACAGATTCACAGATTAGAGAATTATGCAATAAAATGAATATTCCGTTGGCGACTACTTGTGGGATCATCTTTAAGGATGAAATACCAAATGAATTGGAATACAATCGAAGTTATTTTATTAACTTGGATGACGAGTATAAAGAAGATGGAACATTAAACCATGGATCACATTGGACTTGTTTTCAAATTGCAAAATATCCAAATGGAAATATAGAACCGATGTATTGCGATTTTTATGGTATGCCTCCTCCAGAAATAGTTAAAGATAGAATTATGAAATTCTGTAAAAAGAAAGTTCCATTTAATACGAAAGATATTCAAAGTCTCATGGCGAATTGTTGTGGATGGTATTGCACAGCGTATTTACATTATATTAATAATTTTTCACATCGAACCGGAGATATTTATTTAGATACTGAAATGTTCCTCGATTATTTCGAAGACCTTAATCACTCTACAAACTTTTTAAAAAACGAATATATGTTAAAACAATTTTTTCAACCACAAGACCCTGCATTAAGAAAAGAAATTACAACTATTGCGGATGTTGACTCAATAACAGAAGATACAAATGGAGGTGTAGATGCTTTTAAGATTCCGTTTAAATGTTAAGAATTCAAATACTAATAAAAGTACGACGCCTCAAAAGAAAAAAGATGTAATGAACTTACAACATTATTCTCATAGAATTATATATTTTATTTTTTCTTTTATTTTTTTCTGTAATAGTTCTTATAATTACAAACATATATTTTCTTTTGATACATCGTACTTTTATTAATATTTTATTTTTTGTAAGAATTGAATTAATATGTCTTAATTATATAATGCCGATTGTAGCGAATCAAGAATTATATAATGAAGTAAAAAAATATGCAGATACGATTTATGAAAAACCAAGTGCTTATAAATCTGGGTTTATTGTAAAGACCTATAAGAAACTTGGAGGAGAATATTTAGATGATAAAGAACCCAAAAATCTTAAAAGATGGTATAAAGAAGCATGGGAAAGCATAGCAAATAAAGATGAATACCCTGTATATAGACCTACAAAAAGAATAACAAAAGATACGCCTTTAACTATAAATGAAATAGATCCAAAACAAGCAATCGAACAAATTGAATTAAAACAAATCATAAAAGGAAATGCGAATTTACCAAAATTCAAAAGTAAAGAACTAATTAATATTACAAATGTTCCAAAATCAAATATTATCTGGAATTATTCAAATCCTATAATTGTAAGAAAGAAGGCAGATATTTATTTAGGAAAAAATGTTCCAGTTTATCTGTCAACAAATACAAAAAAGAAATACATGGTTTATGATCCATCTGGAAAATTAATTCATTTTGGAGGAATGAATCCGCCGATGCAAGATCTAACACATCATAGAGACGAAAAAAGAAGACAGAATTATTTAACAAGAACCGCTAATATTCGTGGTAATTGGAAAGATAATAAATATTCTGCAAATAATTTAAGTCGTGCAATTCTCTGGGATTCTTAAATTTTTTTTTGCACTACAACTTCTACATATTTTACTTTTTTTATTTTGAAATGTTTTTTGTTGTATAGTGCGTTCTTCATTACATAATTCACATAAATAAGTTATTATATTTTGGTCTCTTTTTAGTTTATCTTTTTGTAATAATTCATCTCTATTTTTATAATAATATTCTTTTTTCTTTTGTAATAATACTTCTTTATTTAATTCATGATATAATTTATCTACTTTTGATTTTCTATTTTCTGCGTCTTGTGGAATTTCGTGTATAACTCTATCGTGATTAAATGAATTTTCTTTTTGAGTAATATATCGTAAATTAGAAACATCATTATTTAATTTATTTCTATCAATATGATCGATTACAAGTCCTTCTGGTCTTTCGCCTATAAATAATTTAGCAACTGCTATATGAATTAAAAAATTAGTTCTTTCTTTATTTCTTAAAATCTGAAAATATTTATATCCTCTATTATTTATAGAACATTTAAGATAGTTATATTCTCCATTTAATAACATTCGTCTAACATTTCCAATATTAGAAACTTCATATGATTCAAAAAATAATTTAAATTCTTCCATTATTGAATGGTAATATTACCATTCTTTTAAATTATTATAACTATAATTCTCTGCAAGGAAAAGTACGACGCCTCAAAAGAAAAAAGATGTAATAAACTTACAACATTATTCTCATATAATTATATATTTTATTTTTCTTTTATTTTTTTCTGTAATAGTTCTTGTAATTATAAACATATATTTTCTTTTGATACATCGTACTTTTATTATTGTGGATTTTTATTTTTTTATCTGTAATATTATATGCCTAAATTACAGAAAGGATCACAAGAAGCAAAAGATTACATGAAAGTCGTTAGAGAACAACGAACAACAAAAAAGAAAATAGATTATGAAACTGATTCTGGCGAAAAAACTCAAAAAAATATAATAATTGATTTAGATAAAAAAACTCAAAAAGACGAATATGGAAATGTATATGAGACAACAACAAAAATTCAAACAGTAGATAAACCAGAAAAACAAAAGAAAACAAAAAAACAAAAGAAACAAAAGAAACAAAAAGACAATTTAGGAAATAATGAAATTATCGAAGATGTGGTTATTGATGCAGAACCGTTAGAGGTGTCGACAACATTAAATACAAAGGAACCAAGTGTTATTCGTAAAACTCGCGGAAGAAAACCAGTCTCATTTACAGAAGAAGAAAAAAAATATCGTAAAAGATTACAGACTGATATAAGTAATTATAATAAAAGAATTGAAAGAGGCGAAAAAATAACAGAACATCGTCAAAAGATATATGAAAATGCTAAACAAAAATTAGAAGAATTGATGTCTGGAAAAGGACTTTTACAAGATATTTCAAGCGGATTAAAAACAGTTGGTAAAAAAGTAAAGTCTGCTGTGAAATCTGCTATAAAGAATGTAGAAGAATATGGAAAAGCGGTTATTTATGGGCGTGAAGATTATCCGCCAAAAGTTCGTGCAATTTTAAAAGAACATGGAAATGAAATTATTAGAAGTTTAACAATTATGAGAACTCCTGTGCCGAAAGTCTTAACTGGTGCGTTGTCTTTATTTTCTGGTGGTGAATTTGGTAAGAGAATGGAAAGAGCGTTCGATGAATTATTTCATTTATTTTTAGAAATTGAAACGGAAAATGGAAAACGCTTATCTGTTGAAAAGAATGAAGTAATCAATATGGATATTAACCCTGTAAAGCGTGATAAGACAGAAACAAAAGAAGTGAGTAATATTCCAAGTGGATTATCAATTACTGCCATGCTGGATGAAACTGAAAAACGAATGGGAAAAAAATATTTTTCTTATTCTGCAAAAGATAATAATTGTCAAGATTTTATTGTTGCTATATTTAAAGCGAATTCTATTGGCGATGAAAGCGATATTACTTTTATTAAACAAGATACAAAACAATTATTTCAAGACTTACCATATCTGCGAAAATTTGCGAATACTATAACTGACCTTGGAAGTCGTATTAATGTTATTACAACTGGTGCGGGTTTATCACAAGAAAATTATATGGTTCAAAGTGTAATTTTTACAACTGATAAATGGACTATACAAAAAGCGAAGAAATGGTTAAAAGAAAATAATTATAAAGTTCCACGGGTGGATGAAAAAGAAGAACATTTAAGATTTAGACAAAATGATCCTACCAAAATTGAAAGTAAAGGATTTACAGAATATCGAACTATTCCGTTAGGCGAAAATAGTGGAATCTCATTAATTATTTCATATAAGAAAAATAAAATCTCACAGAAAGATATAACAAAAATGCCGAGAACTAAAAAAATGAAAGGAAGTGGAGCAATTCCTACACAAGTTTTAGTTGAAAAAGAAGTATTAGGAAAAAGTCCTCATGTTTATGGTGGAGGTATTTGTGCTAAATGTTGTAATTTATTAGAAGAGGACGAACCATGCACACACATGGAAGGAGGTAAAATTGATATTGCTGGTGCTTTTAAAAAGTTAGGACGAACTATTAATAAAACAATTGTAAAACCTGCTGAAAAGGCGGTTGCCCCTATTGAAAAACAAGTTGCGAATTATATTACTGCTAAAAAAGGAGGACTTGCTACGGATATTGAAAAGTATGGTATTCCTGCAGTTGCATCTGCTACGCTTGGTGGATTGGCGACTCTTGCTACTGGTGGGAATCCTGTTGCTGGTGTTGCTGGTTCGGCGTTGGGTTCTAAACTTGGTTCGATGGGTGCTACGGAATTAGAAAAGGCGACTGGAACTGGTATTATGAAAAGAAAAGGACGATTCGAAAAAGGATCACAAGAAGCAAAAGATTACATGAAAGCGATGCGAGAAAAAAGAGGTAAGAAATAAATAATAATATTATATTATCTGTTATTATATGACTGATAATATACCAATTCCAAAAAAAGCATTAGTTGCAAGAAAAGGTGGTAAATCTAATTTAGCAATAAGATTAATTGAATTGTTCCCTAAAAATTATGAAGACATGATTTATGTTGAACCTTTTGTAGGTGGTGGTTCAATATTTTTTAAAAAAGAACCATCGAGACAAGAAATTATAAATGATGTTGATAAAGAAATATATAGTATTTTTAAGGTTGTAAAACAAAGAAATATAAATGATGAAATAAATAGAGAACCAATAACAAAAAAATATTTTGATGAAGTATTAAAACCATCAAAAGATCCTATAAAATTAATTCAAAAATATAAAATATCTTTTTTTGGAGAAGGTAAATCATATGATAATAGCAAAGGATCTAGAGAAATAAAAACAGATTTTTCTTTATTTACAAGACGATTAAAGAATGTTAAAATATTTAATAAGGATTTTAGAACTATTATTACTGCATATGATAGTCCACATACTTTTTTTTATTTAGATCCTCCGTATTCTGTAGAGAAATTATCAAAAAATCCATATCCAGATTATGTTAGTCCAACAGAAGTTTATAATGCTGTTAAAAATATAAAAGGTTTATTTATGCTGTCATATAACAATACCAAAGAAATAAGAGATTTATTTAAAGACTATAATATTAAAAAAATTAAAACTACTTACTCTGGAACCCAATATGTAGAACCACGAACTATTACAGAGTTAGTAATTACGAATTATTAGGCGGTTTATATCAAAAACCCATATAAACTATAAGTATTTTAAACAAAAGTTAATATATTAAACAACTTTAAACGAAAATTAATGTGGAAAATGCTTAATTTTTGTTTAATGTTGTTTAATATCGTAATAAAATATATTTTTTTAATATATTAAACAAGAAAATATGAAAATTAATGTGGAAAATGATTAATTTTTATTTAAAGTTGTTTAATATATTAATTTTTGATTAATCCGTGGTATATATACACGCCTTTTTCGTATAAACACGGCATATTTATTGAGAGTTTGTTGTGTCTTCTATATCTGCATCATAATTAGTATAAGAACCTTGTTGACGAGCGTGTGATGGGTTTATAATCTCTACAGGTAAAGGTTCGATAAAGTCATTAATAACATCATCCACATCCATAGTTGAAAAATTCTCGTAATTATGTGATAATCTCAACTCACTAGTATAGCGATCATAATATTCAATCTTTATGGGATTATTGTGTGAATTTACATGGATAAATAAATCTCCATATTGTAATGGAACAATATAACAATCTACGACTTGAATATCTGCAGAAACCATTAATATATAAAAAGATAATAATATCTTTAAACTATTTTTTAATATAAAATTGAATGGAAAATAATATTTATAAATATTAATGGCGGGATTTCACACAAAAACATTTATAAAGCATGATGATTACATGACGCCTAAATCTGCGTGGGAAAATATCGAACAATTTATACCAAAAGATAAAATTATTTGGGAAGCGTTTTATGGTGATGGATTGTCTGGAAAATATTTACAGGATTTAGGTTATAATGTTATTCACGAACCAATTAATTTTTTTGAAAATAATTTAGGAGATCTTATAGTAAGCAATCCTCCTTTTTCAAAAATAAAAGAGATTTTGAAAAGATTAAAAGAAATTGATAAACCATTTATTTTAATTCTTCCTTCTTCTAAAATAAATACTTCATATTTTCGTGAATGGAAAGATAAAAATTTACAGATTATTATTCCTCGTAAAAGAATTCATTTTAATAAAATTGTAAATGGAGTTCAAAATGGTTTTTCTAATTCTTGCAATTTTGATTGTTTTTATTATTGCTATAAAATGAATCTACAAAAAGATATTACATGGTTAGAATAATAAAAAGTACGATTGAACGAAAGAATTTTTATGTAATGAACTTACAACTTTATTCTTATAGAATTATATATTTTATTTTTTCTTTTATTTTTTTCTGTAATAGTTTTATGAAATGAATACAGATATTTTCTTTTGATACATCGTACTTTTCATATAATCGTTAAATAAACCTACATATTAAAAATTATTTTATCTGTTATATTTATAATGGATAAAATCAAAAGTTATATTGCAGAAAAAAGAAATACATTAAGTAAGTCATCAATAAATACATATGCGTCTATTTTGAAAAATCTTTATAAAAGAGTATTTGAAGATGAAGATTATAATTTAGAAAAGTTTAATAATACTGAACCTGTAATTAATCATTTACAAAATATTCCGCCAAACAAAAGAAAAACGATTCTGTCCGCTCTTGTAATCATTACAGATAAAAAACCTTATCGTGATCTTATGTTAGAAGATGTTCGTGCATATAATAAAATAATTGATACTCAAACAAAAAGCGAAACTCAACAAGAAAATTGGATTGAAGGAGATGGTATTAATACATTATATAGTGAATTGAAACAAGATGCCGAAAGTCTCTATAAGAAAAAAACTCACACTTCCGCCGATTTACAACAGATTCAAAATTATATTATTTTGTCTCTTCTTGGTGGTATTTATATTCCTCCTCGTAGAAGTAAAGATTATGTAGATTTTAAAATCAAAAATATTGATAAAGAAAAAGACAATTATTTAGACAAAAATAAAATGGTTTTTAATTCTTATAAAACTGCAAAGACATATGGAAGGCAAGAAGTAGAAATTAATAAAACTTTAAAAAGTATTTTAACAAAATGGTTAAAAATCAATCCAACTGAATACCTTTTATTTGATTCTAATATGAATAAATTAAGTTCTGTAAAACTAAACCAAAGATTTAATAAAATGTTCGATGGTAAGAAAATATCTGTTAATGCTTTACGCCATTCTTTTCTTACAGAAAAATATAAAGATGTATCTCTGCAAAATAAAAAACTTGAAAATGATATGGAAGACATGGGATCATCCTCTAACATGGCGTCCACATATATAAAACTTGATTAATAAAAAGTACGATTGAACGGAAGAATTTTTCTGTAATGAACTTACAACTTTATTCTTATAGAATTATATATTTTATTTTTTCTTTTATTTTTTCTATAATAGTTCTTGTAATTATAAACATATATTTTCTTTTGATACATCGTACTTTTAACCTTTTGAGTATCTCTGATATGCAGGCGGAAGTGTAAATTGATGTTGAAAATGTTCGCCGAATGGTTGAGATTTTAAAGCGGGATGTTCGAGATATAAACCACTTCCTTTTCCAGATAATATTCCACTATTTCGTCTAGAAGATAAACCTCTTCCAGAATAAGAACTAGCATATAAACCTTTTCCAGATGAAGAACTAGCATAAAGACCATCACCAGAATATAAACCATCTCCAGAATATAACCCTTCGCCTATTTTTCTTGGACTATATCTATTTTCAACCGAACTCTGTATAATATTAGATCGTGCTTTATTTGCTAATGCGTGTCCGAGACTAGCAGTAGTTCGAGTATCCATGTTAGTTCCAAGTTGTGCGTTAAGAGAAGAAATTGCTTGATTTTGTGCGTATCTACCCGCTAAATCTGTCGCCAATTTTGCTTTTGATCCTCCAGCGTTCGATTGATATTTTGAAGGATTCGCTAGGTAATCACTACCAATAGCAGATAATCCCGCTACACCAGCAGGAAGATATGGTATTAATTCCGGTTGTAATGCTCCGAGTGCAGTTGCTCCGCTCGCTAATCCAGCAGTTAATCCCGCCTGTGCTAATGGGAGTAATTTTTCCGCTTCTGCATAAAGTTCTTTTCGTGCTTTTTTACCAATAAGACTACCAACCGCTCTATCGAACGATTTTCCAAAAATACCTTTACCTTGCATTTTAGAAGATATTTTTTTATTCATTTCTATTTCTTGTGGACTTAACATTAGTTCAATTCCTTTATTTTTCCTAAATGATTTCATAACGCTTTCGTGTTTTGACGGTAATAATCCTACATGAACTCCTTCGCCTTTAATTGCAGGAGAAACTCTAACTTTATGTCCGTTCCTCAATCTTGATAATTGTTTTGGAGACATTTTCATTTCTACTAACTGTGGTTCTTCTTCCATCATATAGATTAATCACAGAAAATAATTCATAAAATAATACATTATATAATTTTTAAGAATTCTAAAATTTATATAATATTAAAAGTACGACGCCTCAAAAGAAAATATCTGTATTTAATTTACAACTTTATTCTTATAAATTTATATATTTTATTTTGTCTTTTATTTTTTCTATAAGAGTTTTTGTAATTACAAACATATAATTTCTTTTGAAGCGTCGTAGTTTTATTTTCAATTCAATTTTTTAACATTCTCACACCCTACTTCCAGTTAAAATATCAATAGAAAGAGAACAATTGTATTCCAAGAAGACCCACAAGTCTAATGCACGAACCGATGTATTTTGGGCGACTAATTGAACGCTCTTCGGAATTGATGCCTCAACTGGTAATGCCCTCTCAATATTAACATAATAATATGAATAAGATGACTCGAAACCAAGTTGATCTATAAGTCCAGACGCCATGCCGTCTAATTGACCTCCACCAACAGCATTAACACCAAGATTCTGGTTAATGAATTGTTCGAAAGAATAGCGTTCTGTGTTATAAATAGCGTTTTGTCCCGAAACCACAATATTAAAATTAGTAAGAAGACAAAGCGGAGAAGTGCATCCGGTTCCCGCAGGATCAAATGGAGACTGATAAGCAGGAAGGAATCCTCCACCAGTAATAACAGCATTACTAGTAGCAGAATAAAATGGAATAACAAGACAAGATTTAAGACCAGCAATACCATTCGTAATCAAACTATTAACTTGTCCGTTGACACCAACATTAAGCACTTGATATTGATAAATGTCAGTATAATTAATAGTCTTAATAGGAGATGATAAATACGCCTGTTCGTAAATAGGATTAAATGAATAAGCAGGAACATACAAAATAATATTACGAGAAAGAGTTCCTTGTTGAACGCTTCCAGCAATAACGCTGTCTAAACAAGTCATTCCAACAGAAAGATTAGCACGATAGGTTGCATTTCCCCAACAAGCAGAGGCACCTTGAGGAACAAAGGAAGCATTAGGAGCAGCATTAAGAGAAGCAGGTTGAGCGGATGCAAGCATCAAAGGACAAACACCTCCAACTGCATTATTTACAGAATTTAAAACATAAGCATTTCCAACTCCTCCACTTGAAAAATCAACAGTAGTGTTATTCAAAAACATAGTCATTTTCATATATACACCTTTAACCAAAGGAATATAATTAAAAAAAGAATGAATATGTCGTAGATGAATAAATGACATAATAGAAAATTGAATATGACCTACAATTCCAGCAGTTCCAGTAATTTTTCTACTAATATACGATTTCCAAAGATTAGCAGAAGAAGCAGATGTTAATTGAGTTGTTTCATATGTAATAGCACCAACAGATCCATTATTAACACCACTAGAATCATAATTAATATATTGTTGTCTTTTCAACAATCCAATATTACCATTAGCACTTCTATAATTATTAAAAGCACCGGACACTACAACTCCAAAATTATTAGCAGAACCAGCACCAGCGTTATAATTTCCAGAAGCATTAGTATTATTACAAGTTCCTCGTCCATGGACGCTGTCGCCCGCTTGAAAAGAAAATGAAAGAGGATCATCTGGATAAAATCCCATAGTAGCACCTTCCGTCACCACATCCGCCCAAGACATAGAAGTCAATAATTTAAAAGAGTTCCACATATTACAGAATGGAGTTTGTTGCACCACTGTCACGCCCCCAATATCGAGCGTAAAAGAGTGAATAATTTGTCCGAACCAAGATTTAAGACCAACAGCATAATCTGCAGAAGTTCCTGCAGTAGCAGGGGCAAAATTAGCAGTAGCAGTTGTACTTGCTACACTAATTAACATAGGAACCGCTAAATATGATTCACGATAATTCATATACTTATTAGAGTTAGAGAGTTGAGAAGTATCTAGAACGGAAGTATTCGATGAATAAACCCCATTTTGATTATCCAAAATATTAACCCAATCCTTTTTAATAAAAATGTCAGGAACTTTTTCTGTTTCATTCGCTAAATCAAAGACTAATTTATCGGAACTCATTATATATATCAATAAAGATAAAAATTTTTAAGTCGTAAAAAAATTAAAGGTTGAATCGAATATTGTTAATTTTAGGTTTTTTGGGTTTCATCCCTAAACTTAAACTCTCCAATTTTCTATTTAAGGACGCAGACATTCCAGAACCAGAAGTTAAACTTGTTTTTCCAGTTGTCGCTAAATAATCCGCTACACTGTCATATGAACTTGCTCCTCCAGATCCACCTTTTCTTAATAAAACAGATCCACCTTTTCCGCTAATTGTTCTATTTTTTAATGAAAAAGTATTTGACACAGTCGGTAAATAAATAGCATGAGTTCTCATTATAATATTATTAAATATTTTATTTTCAATTCATATTAAATACCATTACTCTTTTTTCTTACATTTCTTAAACGCATTAGTCCTAAATTAATTGAATTGATTAAAGATATTTGTCGTGTAATATCTTTTTCTCTATTTTGACATTCTTCATTTGTATTTGTTTTCAATTCATTCATTAAATTCATTTGTTCTTTTTGTAAGTCTTCATAAATTTTTGTAATGTAAGATTCGTTAATATCATTCGTAAAAAAACTCATTAATTATATTAACAGATATTATTTATTTTTTTTATTTTATTTATTCTTAAAGTTTATGAACTCTCTCCAGCATCTTTAACAACTAAAACGAATGTCATAGCAGGATCATTTATTTTTATAGGAGATAAATCCGTTCCTAAAATCGTTAATCTTAATTCGTTATAGGTTCCATTAATTAATTTAGTCCATATAAAAGCAGATGGTTTTTCAACGATTAGTTCTCCAATTGCTACGGTAGGAACAAGAGTATAAAGAATCGACGATGGCGTAGCATAAGCGTTGTCAATATTAGATAATGAAAATAATAGAGATGAATTAGGTTGCACGTTTGGTGCTTGTGTTGACACATAAGACAAAGTTCCATTTGCTAATTTACTTACGAATTGAGATACTGGAGGAACATAGGCGTTATTAAGATTTTGGTCTGTAGAAAATCCAGCAGAATATCCTAAAATAATATTGATATTTGCAGGTAAAGTAATAATAGGATTAAATGATTGTGGAGGAAATGGAACTCCAGCAGGATTACTCCAACCAACAGGTAAAGCAGTAGGAAATAAATATGTATTAATTTGTATAGCATATCTTGCAGGATTTACAATAAATTCTGCATAATATACATTTTGATTAGCGTTGTTGACTAAATAATGTCCGTTTTGAATTAATGTAAATTGTAAGAATTTATTCAAAGTATCCACTTCGTATAAACCATCTGGAACCGTGACATTATAGTTTGTAGGAACTCCTGCACCATTAATCCAGTTATAACTAAATGTATTATTAACATAAGACGATTGAATGTTAAACCATGAATAATACATAGTAGCAGAAGCAAAAGCAATATAAGAATCACGAAATTGCACCGAGTTTGGAAACTTATAAACCAACTTGTTATTTGATCCATCTTGAATTAGATTACTTGAATTTAATACAAGTGTTCTCATTTTATAATATCATAACAGAAAATATTAATTCTCTAAATTGATTAATACATATTTACATGTTTCATACTTTTTTGTTGTCTAGGATTAAATACTTTTTCATTTCTAACACCAGTTCCGCTAAAACTTCCGTGAGGTAAAAACAAAGTGCTTGGAACAGAACTACCACCGAAATAATGAGGAACTTGGAACCCATCCGATCTCATTTGAGATAAAATTTTAGTTTGATGTGTTGCTTTTGGATGAAACATTATAACATAATAATAGAAAAAAATTGAATTGAAAATAAAAGTACGACGCTTCAAAAGAAAATATATGTTTGTAATTATAAGAACTATTACAGAAAAAATAAAAGAAAAAATAAAATATATAATTCTATAAGAATAATGTTGTAAGTTAAATACATCTTTTTTCTTTTGAGGCGTCGTACTTTTATTTAAAATACTTATTCCATTCTTGCAAGGTCAATTAAAATATCTTTTGCTTGTCCTTTTGGTAATAAATCCTTTTCTAACATTTCAATTAAAATCTTTTTGAAATTTTTTATTAAATCTTTACTGTCGTTTCCTGCTATTAATTGTCCTCGCATTATTTCAAACTGATTAACCAAGGTTTCCGTTTTGTCTTTTTTTGGACTTGGAACTTCTAAACGAGACGACAGATTACATTTTTTAGAAATGTGTTTTAAATATTCTCGTTCGTCGTCATCGAGTTTTTCTAATTCGCTAAAATTTGGTAAAGAACCTCCCGCAACTTTTCTAAATACTGCAGTTAAATTTGGACTAATTCGTTTCGTTTTCATATCTGGCATGAATTTACCATTTATACGCTTAATCATACAAACGCCATCACATAAACGCTTTCGATTAATTATATACTTACCAAAAGGAACATAATCCGGTTCGCTCATAATTCCCGCCGTAAAATCTACAGGTTTAGTTGTTTTTAAACCTCTACCTCGAATTCGTGATGTCTTCACAGAATTAGTTAAAACTCCTTTACCTTTTTTTAGTCTAGGTTGTCTCTCTTGATATGTATTCCATATACTACTAATATCTTCATCATTATTGTTTAATATTTCAATAATCCGTTCTTTCGTCATGTTCTTACTTCTTACAATATTTATGTCGCTAAAACCAAGTCTCTTCATAACTTCTTGGGTTCCGCTATTATCTTCTTCTACTCGTTTTAACGCGGAGATATAATCTACTAAATTAGCGGTTCCTGAATCTTTACGGGCAGTTTTATTAAGAAGTTTTAAATTATCAGATCCTATATAAGAATAATTTACTCTATCTACAATATTAGGTACTCCTTGTTTTCCAATAGGAGGTCGCATAGGATTAATCTCTGGATTATATGGTTCATTCATCGCTTCTAATTCTTCTTGTGTAAATTGGCGTTCTTCTTGGAATGGTGCTTCTCGGAATGGTGCTTCTCGGAATGGTGCTTCTTCTTCTTGAATTTGTGGGATATTCAGGTTTAATAAAGCATTAGTTATTGCATCATTTACTAATGATTCTACTTCATCTCTGGTTTGTCGTACGCGTTCTTTTCTTACTTCTTTTCTAACTTGTTCTCTGGTTGGAACTGGAATTAAGTCTCTTTTATGGCGTCCTTCTGGGAAATTTTGAATTGGTATTTTATTTAGTTCAAAATTCGCTTCTTGTAATCTATTATTTAATAGTTCTAGATCTTGTTGCACATTATCGCTAAATTCTATAAGTTCTAACGCATAACGGAACATCTCAATAATAAAATCAGGATCGCGTGCATTATATCCAATATTTAAATTTTGAATTATTACACTTATTTGTTGTCTTGTTGGAACTTCACGAACAATATCATTAATCGTGCTTAAAATATCATTTCTAATAATAGCATTTTTAATTCTTGTAGCATCTGTAATATTTTTAGTAATATCATCAATAATTTCTTCTAATCCATTAAGGTTGTCTATAAATAGTTCTGCATAATTTCCTAAATTTATATATTCTCCTGGTGATTGTTCTTGAATTTGATTATGTAAATCCATAATATTATTTACAACTTGTCTAAACTCTTGTAATTGTTGTTTAGTTGGAAGATGGTCTTTAACAAACTGTCTCATTTCTTCAATTGCTACTCCGCTAGTTTCTTGAAATTTACGCATATATTCACGGAAATATTGAAAAAATATATCGCTTGTAATCCCAAGTCTATAACTCTTTTTCAATTCTGGAAAAATAATATTCGCTTGTTGTGCTAAAAATCTAATTTCATTTTCATTTAATCGTTCTGCTACAATATTAGCATCCTCTCCAGTCATAATTTCTCGTAATAATGTTCTAACATCACTTCGTAATCTATATATATCTTGTAATTTTTCATCTGCAGTTCTAGTATCTGTTGGTTGTGACGGTGCTCCAGTCTTAATATATATTTGGTTCGCTTGATAATTCATTTCGTTAATATCTGCCTGCAGTTGTAGCGTATCTAAATATTGTTGTCTAAATTTGCTAATATCTGCTTGAGTTCTAACAGGTTGCCCGCTCATATATACTTGTAATATATAAAAATTCTTTTGAATATTACAGATTGTTTATATTAGTATTTCGTGGAAATTTAAGAGTCTTCATTTTTCGGTTCAATTTTTTCGTCTTCTTTTTCTTCTTCTTTTGGCGGATTGTAAAGAATCGAATGGTCGGGTTCTGTTCTGTGAGTTATAGTGTATTTACTAATATCGTTTTTTGGGTCTAAAAGATCATTACAGATTATATCGTTAAATTCGGCGTCCACTTCTTCGATTGTCATGGTCTCCATCATATTATTTAATGCTTGTAAAAATTTTTCTTTTTGTCTTTTCGTGAATGCAGTAATAGAAAATAACGGATGCTTACCTTCTTTATCTAACAAAATAGTTTTACATTTCAAACATTTAATTTTCAATTGGTTTAGTTCTTCTTCGCTCTCTACTTCTATTTTAAAGGTCATTATATATTAACACAAAGATAAAATTTAATTTCTAAATTTCCATATTATTTTAAAATACTAATAAAAGTACGACGCATCAAAAGAAAATATCTGTAATCATTTTAGAGAACTATTACAGAAAAAAATAAAAATAAAATCTAATTCATATATCTTTTAGGAATAATGTTGTAAAGTTATTACAGAAAAATTCTTCCGTTCAATCGTATATTTATTTAGGCAAAATTAATATAAAATATTTTATCAATATATATTATTATGGATGATGAAAAATATGTGAAATACCACCAAAAAACAGAAATTTATTCTGATACGATTTCTAGTTTTGAAAATGACGATTCAGTCGTATTAGCAAACAAAATTAAAGGACTAGAAACTTATGTTAAAAATTTTAAATCACTCGTAAAAGAAATCAAAAGAAGAAATCTAGGATTAGGTTTATATGATTTTTATTATGCAGACTTATATCGTTCTATTTTAAATAAAAAGAATTTTGATAATGTTGGAAGAGAAGTTAAAAATGCAATAGCAGTGTCTTCTCCTACTTTTGTATATTCTAAACAATTAGATCCAGAAACAAGAACATTAGAATATTTTGCAACTATAAATATGGATTGGTTTAATTCTTATATACCATGGATAGAAAAAAACCTTAATGAAATGAAGAATTTATTAGCAGAAAAAAAGAAAGAAACAAAAGAAAAAAGAAATGAAGAAGTTTTATGTTTATGTGGTAGAACTTACACATTATCGAACAAACAAAAACATTTTAATTCTGCAATTCATAAAAAAAATATTGAAATTTTTAAAAAACTTAATCCAGATTATAAAGAACCAGAAAAAGAAATTGGAAATCATCCAGAATACCATGAAACTATTTTACAGATTATTAGAGATAATCCAGAAGAATTTTCTTACAGTAAAAAATCATATGACTATATTTTAGATCAATTATTAACAGCAGATAAAATGCAAGAACAAGCAGAATTAGAAAAACAACAAAAATTAGAAAAACAACGATTACAAGAAGAACGACAACGATTAGAAGATGAAAGAATATATTTTGAAATTTTACGACAAGAAGAAGAAGAAAGAAAAGAAAGAGAAGCAGAACGAAAGGAATACCTTAAAGAGTTTTACGAAAAACAAAAACAAGAACCAGAAATTATTAAACCTAAAAAAAGTAGAATCAAAAAAGTTTAATTTATTATATGGATAAAAAAGTAAGACGCTTCAAAAGAAAATATATGTTTTGAAAACCAAACATTATCTCCTAAAAAATATTATGTTATTCTTCGGTCTTCTATTGTCTATTATACAGATAAAAATAAAATATGAAAGCATATATCATTTCATATTTTACAATTTACACTCTAATTATTACATTTGGTCTCTATTATATGATAATCTCGTCGTTTATTATATTGATAGATTTTATGTTTTTTACATTATGTATAGTGTCAATTGATATGTCGTACTATTTATAACAACACTAACAACAATTATTATATTGATAGAATAGTGAGGTATATACTGCAATTTCAAGATTATTCTATTTTTAAAAATTTATTTTTTTTATTTTTTATCATATAATATGACTTATAATTTAGATTTTAGTTTTTTGTGTTATAAATAAGAGCATAATACATTATAACAATATATTTATCCTTGTAATAAATAAATGAAGATAGAAGAATCACAATATTTTTTTTGGAGAATAGTTTTGATTTTAACAAACAGATATTCTTTGTTGAGACATCGTAGTTTTTTATCCATATAATAAATTTTGAAATATTTTAAGAAAAGAATTTAAGGATATTTTCTTTATAATATGTAGATAATCCCAAGAATACTTAATAAACCTTCGATAATGTAATGCTATTACAGTTTAGTTTTTGAATTAATAAATGTAGTTAAAACGACATTACAAAATTATTGCAATTTTAGTCAATAAGTTTTAACGAAATAAAATATTTAAAAATCTTTACATTTGGTCGCTGGTCTTATTATGTTATTCTTGGTATTATCCATATTTTTATCGTGTTTTATATTAATTAATAGTATCAATAATTATAAAACTTATTTTTTATCTGTGTCATCATTTTTAAGCGTAATTGAAATCATATATCGAGTATGTTTTTTACTTTTGTAATGAGTTGACATATGACATTTTGTATATTTACCGCCACATTCACAAGATATTTGTTCTTTACTTCGTTTGTTATATTCTAATCTTTTCTGTTTGTGTTTTAATTCTGTTGCATCATATAATAATCCTAACTTTTCGTAATGTTGAGATGAGATTAAATGATTAGATTTATTTATTATTTCATATGTTAATCCACACTCACATATTTCGGTAGTAGGTTTTTTAGCGTTATGTTCGATATAATATTTATGCTGTGAAGTGTTTTTATGATGAGAAAAATTACTACGAGTATATGTAGAACCACAAGGACAATTTAAAATATCGGTAGGACTTTTTTTATTCTCCTCAATTATTCTGCATAATTGAGAAGTATGTTCTATTGAATTCATATGTCTTTGTTTATTTGATTTTGTATAAGTAGAACCACATTCACAATTAACATCTTCATTATGTTTAATTTTTCTTGTTTCTTCTCGAACAATTCTGTCTTGTTCCTCATTTAACATTTCTAATCTTTTGTTAAATCGTTGAATAATATTTTTTATAAATGATTTGAAATATGAAAACCATTTTGTATCAATATAAATAATAAAATCTTCTTCTGGATCATAATTAAGTATATTTTTATTTGTAATTTTAGTGCAAGTATCGGCAATATAATTAATCATATCTTCTTGGTTCCATGATTCATATATAGGAACATTTACAGATGTTAAAAATAAATTATATTTTTTGAAATGGCGTTCTAATTTATAAATACAATTATTAATTTCTTCTTTTGTATTTTCTAATGGTTCTTTGCTAATTACAGATTCAATAATATCAAAAAAAACAGTTTGTCTACATGCTACATCATTATCCGTTTCTCCGAATCCAATAGAAATATGTTCCGCCATCTATTATATAGATAGAAATAAAAATTTTTATATTATTTTACAAGAAAAGATAATATAAATTATTGTGATTAAACACATAAATTATTCGATAGAATTTCATTAACATTATTTATAATGCTTTTAGATTGTTCGGGAGTTCGTAATTTAATGGATTCCATCCTTAATTCAACTAATAACTCTGTTAAGTATTCAATAGATAAATCAATATTGTTAGTTTTGAATTCATCGACAGCAACTTTGATTTTAGCAACACATGGAAGAAGAGTGTCGTATTTTTTTAAAACAGAGGTTTCTAAACCATATTTATTTTTGTAATAATATGCTCTATTTTTTTTATTAATACTTACAGGATCTTCTGCATATTTTTTTTGTTTATACAATCTCATATAAACTCGTGATTTTTCACTTTGATTAATTAATTCTTGCATTTGAATTTCGTCCATTATACTTACAATATAATATAATATACATTTTATATTATTTTATTATGTTTATTTTTAAAATACTAATAAAAGTAAGACGCTTCGGAGAATTTTTTATGTAATAAACTTACAACTTTATTCTTATAGAATTATATATTTTATTTTTTTCTTTTATTTTTCTGTAATAGTTTTATGAAATGAATACAGATAATCTCGTTTGAAGCGTCTTACTTTTTAGTTTTTGACAAAAATTAATAATATAAAGATATTTATATATGAAATTTAACTATAAAATGGAGGAAGAAAATCAATACAGATTATTACATTCAAGAAAATTCAATTTTGTTTTAAATGATCCAATTTTTAGAATACGCTGTAAAGTGATAAAATTAAATGCAGTTCGTTATATTGAATCATCTACCAGATTTTCTATTATTAAACTTATACAATTGAAAGAGTTAGACAAAATCTCTATTATTGTTGACAGACATTTTGATAATTATATTGCAGAATATAACCAGTTAAATTTTGATAGAGTTTTAACAGATAGAAATTATATACTTCGTTCTATTCACGAAACAGAACATTATTTAATTACAGATGAAAACGAAAATATTAATATAGATATTCTTGGTAATTCTGTATATAAAGTAGTAGATGAAGAATTTATTATAAATGATATTATCGAAGAATTTAAAGATGGATCAATCTGTAATTATCCAGTTGCAGAACTTTTACCATATATAAAAGATGAAATAAAATACAAAATAATTGAAGATAAAAATACACAAAATATTATAGAAAATAAAGATATTTATAATTGTGAAAGTTGTCCTATTTGTTTTGAAGAATGGAATGAGGCAATAGAAAAAAAAATAATTAATTGTTGTCATTCATTATGTAAAAGATGTTATAAACATTTAACAGAAAAAAAATGTCCTATTTGTAGAAAACCAATTAGTATATATAAACCGAAACGAGTAATGAGAAGTGAAGAAGAATTACAAAATTATATGAATCAAGAAGAATGTGATACGATCTGTGAAGAATGGTTCGATTGTATTGAAGATGTTGCAGAATCGTTTATAGAAAAATATGGATTATTATATATTTTTGAAATGGATAATGTGAAAGTTATTGATTATGACACATCAAAATATCGTGAATTAAAAAAAATATATCATATTCCAGATAATTTTGTGGTTAATGTGTTAAGTAGATAATCTGGAAAAATCAATTATTTCTAATACTCCTTTTCTAAATTTTTCATTTGGCATCGCTTCCATGTCTATTAATAAAGGTTGCATCTTATCTCTGGTTGCATAATTATATATCGCTAATAATTCATCACGAGAAACCCCCAATCCAAACTCACTTAATATCATATTAACTTCACGCTTGCCTGAAAGTTTTAATAATATCATATACGAACAATTAGAACGGATCATTTTTGGAATACGATAATAAGACTGACTAATGAATAGAACATTTACATTAAATTTTCGTGCTCTTATATAAAAAGTTTCTACCATACTTAAATCTTTTGATAAAACCAAGTCATCCCAAACTACAAGATGGTTATAATCTTTATCGAACTTATCGAGAGGTGGAGTATTATTTAAACCTTCTTTAATAACGATTTGATTACAAACTGAAGTAATCCAATTATATAGCGGTTCATCTTTATTTTTGGTTATTATTGTGATAGTTTGAAATGTTCCCTTTTCGCCACACGAAAATAGGTGTAAAAGATTAATTAGGAAATTAGTTTTTCCGGAACCACTTGGAGCAATCAGGCATGCTCTAAAAGGTAGGTTTATTTTATGTAGATGAAAGTTTGGATTATCTGGTTTATCTAAAAATTGTTTGGGTATGTGTTCGTAAAAATTAACGATTTTACCGCCCTTTATTTCTTCCATAATTTTATTTTCTTGTTCTGTGGACTTCTTGGATTGTTTTTTAGGCATTATATAATTAATGTGATATTATTTTTATGAAAGTATTTTAAAAAAAATAATATAAAAAGAAATTAATTTTTAGTATAAAATGGAAGAAGAATGGAAAACGCTTGTCGGATTTGAAAATTATTCAATTTCTAATTTGTGTAATGTGAAAAATAATAAAACGAATAAAATATTACGAACACGAGTTCATAAAGGATATAGAGATGTATGCGTCTACAAAAATGGAAAACTTTATAACTGCAATATACATCGTTTATTAGCATTAACCTTTATACCTAACCCAGAAAATAAAAGAGAAATAGATCATATTGATAGAAATAGTTTAAATAATGACATTTCAAACTTACGATGGGTAAGTCATGGAGAAAATCAACGAAATAAAAATAAAAAAAAAAATTGTTCTAGTAGATTTAAAGGCGTCTCATTCAACACATCGAGTAAAGTTTGGAGAGCAAGAATAACTATTGACAAGAAAACTATACATTTAGGATCTTACAATACAGAAGAAGAAGCATACGAAAAATGGAAATCTTTTATTATTGAAAAAAATTTAACTGAATTTTATAATCTATAAATTAGAATACTTATAATATTGTAAGGAATTTACATTATTATAATCATGGATAATAATTATTAATTTAGCGGAGTTTTATAAAATATAAAAATATATTTACATATTATAATAATGAGTGCATACCACCCTCCTACAGAAGATCTTGCTATTTTTGATCCAAGCGTATTTAATTTTAATGAAACTCCACTTACAATAGGAGAAGCATCAAACTATTTTTTACGATATCCACAAGCGCAAGGCGAAGAAGACTTGCAAGCGATTAATGTATTAGGAACTGCTACTTTTGAAGACACTATAACATTAAATAAAAATCCTACCGCTAATATCACAGCGCCTAATAACATATCTATGACTTCTACTACTGGAAATATTGACTTTATTACGACTATTGCAGGAACTGGTATAGGATTTAATACAGGAATAGTTGATTTAGTATGTGATAGATTAGTAAATACTGGATCATATAATCAAGGCGTCCAAAATAATAGTGGTTCTAATCCGAAAACTATAAATTTTGATGTTGGTTGTATGATATGTTCTACTGCTGGTAATGACATACAAACTTTACCATATACTCAATACTCTAACGGATTTATTTTTTCTGCTGTTAATCTTACTGCCGGAGTAATAAATCTCGTTTCACAAGATATTGATATTTACTCTTGGTTAAGAGGAAATGTAGCGACTATTTATCCTATACAACCTAATAGTTCTATTACTTGTGAATTACTACCCGATTTTTTAACTCTTGGTGCTTCTATATGGTTCGTTAGAGACGATTTTGGATACAAAACGATTAACACTACTGCTAATGCTACACACTACCTTAATTTTAGCGACGCTTCCACTTCTGGCGTCGGTAATATCCAAAAATGTGCGGGATTATCAGTTAATCCAAATACTAACACTATTACTGCTACGAGTTTTAGCGGTTCTGCGACAGGGGTTTTAACTACAAGTGATAATTCAAACGGAAATTATTTTATCCCATTTTCTAAAACTACCGCTGGTGCGAATACTGCTTTATATTTAGACGACACAACTGGGACTGGTCCGTTATATAATCCTACAAGTGGTGCTTTAACAATTACAACCGGACAATGTAATCGGTATGATAGTAGCGGTCCTACTGCGTCAAGTACTCTCTTTGGAAATGTCGGAACTGGAAATGTCACCATAGCGAATGCTATAACTACTGGGTCAATCTCAATCGGAACAACTGCTATGACGAGCGGTAATATTACAATAGGAACGGCGGGTGCTACTGGTGTTGTAAATATCCGTCCTGTATTAACATTAAGTAATGTATTGAGAACTAATAACACTATTTCTCCCTCAAACGATTTAGATTTAGGTAAGACCTTTACCTACTTTGGTTCTAACTTTGTGAATACTAATTTAGCGGCAAATATTGTTCTTAATGTTTTAAGTGAAAGTTTCGCGGCGGCGAGGTTTGGGACTTACCTTATTACCGCTAATGTAATAATTAAACCCATAAATACGACCGCTGTTAGAAATTGTCAAATTTCAATATCTACCGCTCTTGGAACAATTCAATCGCCTTATTTTGTTAGGACATATAGCGCGATAGGTGGGAATGTGGATACTTTATTTATTACGAGAGTTGTGCCTATTTATACTGCTACGACTATTACACTCACAGCATTATGCGATACAAATGCGATAATTGATGCTGGGGTGACAGACAATCTGCTTACATTCACAAGAATAGCATAAATTATTATTAGTATATATAATGAGTGATTGGACGACACAATATGATGCTGTTTTTTTCATATCTCTTGCAACTCTTATGACAGGTGCTTTTGGCGTTGCTTTGCGATATTGTTTGCGTAGTAAATGCGAACATTGCAGTATATGCTTTGGATTGCTTACGATTGATAGACGAGTAGATTTAGAGACGCAAGAACATATACGAGAAATAGAGTTGGGTATTCAAGATGATCCAACAGAAACAAAACAACCACAACCACAGCATAAGACACAAGAACGACGCCCTAGTAATCATACCGAAAATTTAGGAGAAAATAATATTTAATTAT